CAGTTAGAGCGTGTTGTTGGTTTTTCATTGACGCTCTCTATCCTATCCTAATACTAGCGATAATGTCTGTGTGGGTATCCCGTCGGAGGACTCCTCCTCCGATCGTCAACTGGCTCTCTAGGCACTTGCAGAGAGAGCTCCCAACCCGCATGGTCTCGCGACCACCGGCCTTCGGCCGACTTCCTTCGTCCCCATCTGAGTTCCTGAGGTCCCCCTGCCTTGTCAAAGGCCGCCTGTAATCGCCCCAATCGGAGCGGTAACATACAGGTCATTGCGGAGGAGAGATCCGAAATAGAGATGGTGGTAAAAGTCACGGCTCAACTGGCCACAAACAGTAAAGTTTTCTTAAAGGGGAGGAATCATAGAAAGCTCCCAACTAAGTGAAGCCCGGCGCTACTCACTAGGAGAAACCACAGTTGACCTGTGGAAGGGAACAGGGAGAAAGTGATGCGGGGGGTCCGAAGTAACTCCGGAAGTTTCTTGAACCACGTACGAATCGGGACCGAACAAGCTCCATGGTGACATGGAGGCAAGGATGGTCGTCGATCCATAGTGATCGACGGGCGTTTTCGGTAACAAACGCCCGATCTTCGTAGAGAAGGAAATGATCGTAAACTGGCTTAGGCCAGACAAACGACCATTTCTTCGGTCCCCGCTGGAGGACACGGAAAGAGGGAGGTTGATAAGAAGGTGTCTGAGAGGAACGCTCGCGGTAAGAAGCATAGTCGATGGAGACCTTTTCAGGTTTAACGGTTTGACCCGTCCATCTCGAGACCATGTCCCCCGCGACGTCCTTCGCCATAACGTCGAAAATGGGATACAGGGAAGCCTTGGGAGGCGCCCCGACAACCATTTCAACACTACGACGTACACCTTTCTTTATAGTAGGGGCCGGCCCATCGGTCAGGGCGCGGCGAAACCAAGACTTCTTGGAAAGAATCTGAAACTCTCTGCGAGACAGAGTTGACAAGTCAATCTGTCTAGCGGCAATCTCGAAGCGCATCATACAATTCACGACGAGGGATTTAACCTCGCCGCGAAAAGTACTCAGCCCATCGAGAACCTCTGCCAACAGACAGCCAGGTTCCTTCTTGTAAGGTCGGAAGAACGAAAGGACGGGTTTAGGGGCCAGCTGGCCTCTACGGAGGAAGAACCTTTGAGAGTTCAAATCCGCAGAGATGTTTGAGTAGCCGGTCTTCTCAACATTGACACAAAGTCCAAAAGTTCCAGTCACCTCTTTCCAGAGGGAAAAGAACTTCCGATCACCTGCAAACAAGCAGTCATCACCGTTAAAACGACCGACGCGGTTGGCCCCGCTACCACGCCCGATATCGCTGGCGATATCGAAGCAGGCCTTATTCAAGAGACACAGAAGTGGGAAACTCACAAGATTCCCCATCATGCTGCCTCTAAGAATAGGTCTGATAGTCCCCGTGCAGGTGTTCATCCAGCGCAGGCGCTGAAATGACCCTCTCAGGACACTTCTTTCATTCTCCGTCAACCTTTCATCCTTCGAAAGCTCGTCTATGATGACATCGACGGCACCGAGATAGATTTTATCAGTAGCAGATTCATAATCACCGCTAATGATAGCCTCTCCCTCGCGCCGGTCACCCAAGACGGCCAAGAAATCTTCCTTCTTCACATCCCCACGAACCAGCCATCCGAAAGAGGACAAATGGTCGTAGAGGGCGTTGTGAACAGGCGTCAAGACTCGCTTCACGCGAGCGGATTGCATCGTTACGACACGAAGCTTTCCCTTAGTCTTGGCGACTCCCAAGCGGACGAGCGAATCGTCCATGGAAGTCTTTGAAGGGTGGGTGGCAAGAGTGCCACCTTCGCCTTGACGCATTTCAAAACACCCCTGCTGGTCAGGGATGTAGACCCCACTCTCACTCCTTCTCACCCCCCCCTCCACACACTCTTTGCGAGCGTTTTCTAAACGTTCGCCCCATCCGGAAGAAAGACCACGGACATGCCTCCTCAACAACCAATAGGGATCATTACACCAAGTGGTGTTCACCCTATCAGGAGTCTCT